ATAATTAATACTCTTGGACCAGGTGAAACCAAAAAGGAAGTGGAAGAAAGGGCCAGAGATGAAGATAAAGCATCTGAAGCTTTAGATAATATTGAAAAAGATCTTGTTAATCATCCACCACATTACAATAACGGTGGTGTTGAATGTATCGAGTACATTAAGCAACAACTAGGGCCAGAAGGTTTTAGATCCTACTTAGAGGGCAGTATTATCAAGTACATTCATCGCTTTAAATTTAAGAATCAAAATATTCGTGACCTAGAGAAATCGGTATGGTACACAAATAGATTGATAGAAGAGCTTAAGAACATGTAGGTTCTCCTTTCGTTATGTTTTTCATATGCCTACGTGTAAAAAAGGGAGCCTTTCGGCTCCCTTCCACTTTCCTAACGAGAGAAAATATTATGAAAATACTATGAAAACTCTATTTTACTAATAGAGATTTCAGTATATGCCTATTTAATTTTTATTGCAATCGGCTTTTCTTCTTCAGGTATATCTCGTTCCAAAGATATGACCAATAAACCGTTAGTCACTTCAGCCGTCTTTACTTTAATATGTTCGGCTAAAGTAAAAACTCTAGTAAAAGATCTTTCTGATATTCCTTTGTGAATATAGTTAACCTCTTCCTTTTTAGAAGTTTTGCCCTTAATCGTTAGGATCGAATTTTTATATTCAATCTCTAAATCTTTCTTATTGAAACCAGCAACGGCTAGTTCAATAAAAAAAATATCATCTGAAGACTTAATCAGATTATAGGGTGGATAAGTTTCCGATACGTTTTGCAGTTTCTCAAGATCTTTGAATACTCTATCGAAACCTATAGTGAATGGTCGCAAACGACCAAATGCGTCAAGCGTCATAATTTACTCCTTAAATAAGCAAGTTAATTTTTATGTAGACCCAACCTAGGCATCTACAGTTTTAATTATAGGGATAAAAAAAGGGAGCACAAGGCTCCCAACCATTCGAGAGAGAGAATATGAATGATAGGGATATTGTATGTTAAATATTAAATAAAAAAAAGGGGACCGAAGTCCCCTCGCAAACAATTATAAAGTAGGGGGTGACTTATTAATTGATTTGCTTTCAGAACTTGGTGGTGACATTTCGTTTTTGAGATAGTCGCCAATCTTAGTTTTGGTCGATGTAACTGTCTCACCTGCGTCGTTTGTCCACTCTTCATCTTTATTCCAGATACCAAGCTGTAAGGTTTTATTAACCAAAGAATCAATAGAACTTGGAAACTGTTTGAAACCTGCAGCTTTTGCTAGGGCCGTAAACATTTCATTTGAGATTCTTTTAGCGTCTGGGCTTGTTGACCATAAGTTGTAATATTCAACATGATCACGCCACTTGCCATTCTCCAGTTCAAACACAACCTTGACAGTCCAGTTGCCGCTTTGTGCTTTGTATTTCTCAGCAGTTATTACTCTGGCATCATAAATCCCTTTTGGGGCTACCTCCTTGTTAGGAGTAACGGGTTTGCTAGACGTTTCTAGCCAATCTACACCTTCAAAATCACTCATCAGCATTTACCTCCTTAAATGTTTCTTGAGTATTGAAACCTAATTTATTAATTACACTTGTTAAACAAGCTTCTTCAAAAGCAGCAAGTTTGCCAGATCTATCTTTTGCGGTATAACCCTGACCAACGTCAGTCTGCAACCATCTGCTTTTAACTGTTGCTCCATCATCATCCTGGTCTTCGATAACTCTTAATGCTAAGACTTCATCAAAGAAGTATGTAATGGATTGCCCTAATTTAGTACCAACCATTTTAGGTTCGTACATCATGACATTATCTACGTTTTGCTTTTCCATCTTAGAAACAAAAACAACGTGCATATGTAAATCACGATAGGCACGCATAACATTAGTAACAGATTCCTGCACGTTACCATATGCCATTCTTGGATCCTTGTGTCTTGCTTTTTCAAAGTTAAGCAAGATCTCTGACATTTCAGATACACTATCTAAACAGACGGTATCGTATTGTAGTTCCCCGCTTTTAAGCAATTCATTAATTTCTAAAATTTCTTGTGCTTCTTTCACCTGGATTACATCAACGTCCTCTCGGTCTCTAACTGAGAGTAGACCAGATTCCATATCGATAATTAATTTTCTGCCAGGAGCAGTTGCACAAAGCGTAGTTTTACCAGCACCCGCGGCGCCGTATATAAGTATTTTAGCCCCCTGATCATTAACGAGATCATTCGGCTTAACAATTCTATCTTTTAAAGACATAATTCTCTTCTCCGAAGTTATTGAAAAATTATAAAATAAAATTTACTATATGTAAATTATTCAATATCGGTATTGTAGATGATTAGAAAAGACGCAGTTTGGTTAGCAAATTATTACTTCAGAGCAAAAGTACTTGCAACCAAGTCGTTAAAGCTTTTAGAATCTATGAATATTGAACCAAAACATAAGGAGAGAGAAGTGGAAAGATACAGTCTTAAACAATATATAGAATTTCTTGGTATGAAAGATGCGGCCGAGAAGTTTGAATGTTCTATCGCATCAGTCAAAGCTTGGAGATATGGCTACCGTCAACCCTCAGTTGATCAGGCTAAAAAAATTATTCGTGCCACTAACGGCAGATTAGATTTTGAATCCATATATGGTAATCTCGATAGTATTCTGACTGATAGTGTTCAATCTTAATTTAACAGAAAACGAGACACCTCTAGATATTGCTTTAGCATATTACGACGAGGGGCTGTCTGTTGTACCCCTGCTTAGGAAAAATAAGAAACCGCCAGCTTTTCTTGGGGGGTGGCATCAATACAAAGAAGCACGACCTGAACGTGAAAAGGTTGAGGAGTGGTTCAAAGATCGTGATGATTTAGTCGTTGCATTAATATGTGGTGAGTTTGTTGTTGTGGATGCAGACACACCAGAGGCTATGCTTTGGGTCCAAGAAAATTTACCAGTTACACCTTTCAAAGTCACTACTGGTAAGGGTATGCACTATTACTATAATAATCCGCAAAACTACACAACCTTTGCTACACGCAGAGTTAACGAAACACCAATAGAAAGACATATCGATATAAGAGGTGAGGGTGGTCTCATTATTGCTCCTTATAACCGTCATGCAAACGGTTTAATGTATAAGCCCTCACTTCTTCCTGAATGGGAGGTGTTCGATTCTTCAGATCTACCAGATTTTACTGAAGAGGAATGGACCAAAATTACAGGTAATGGTAAAGCAAGCAATACCCCTGCTACTGCACCTATATCTTTGGATGGTGTACACGAAGGATCCAGAAACGACCAGGCCGCTAGACTTGCAGGATATTTAATTTCCAAAAACATTAACTTAGATTTTTGTAAATTCTTTATGCAGTCTTGGAACTCGCAAAACAATCCACCACTACCAGATAATGAAATAAATTCTGTTGTTGATAATGTAAAGAAAACCCACGATAGAAAAAATACCAGAGCACCATTATTTGTTAAAAGTGATCAAAAGATAGAGCCACCAAAACAATTATTTAATCCTCCAGGCATACTCAAAGACATGTATAAGTTTTGTGAGGATATTGCTCAAGTCAGCCAACCAGAGCTTTCACTTGTTGCAGCGTTAGCTTTGGTGAGTGTTACATGTGGTCGTCTTTACCGCACAAATATGAATAACTTTTCATCTTTATATTTTATGGGTATTGCTAAATCAGGACAGGGCAAAGAAAACATCAAATCATTTGTTGAATCTGTACTCAATATGTCTGATCACCAAGATCTTGTTGTGGGTGATGGCTACACATCATCTGGAGCCGTACACTCAATATTAAGATATAGGCCAACACAAATAACCATAATGGATGAATTTGGTAAAAGGTTGGAAGCAATAGGAGCGCAACAAAACACCAATAGAGAAGACGGCATACAAACTCTTATGGAAGCTTGGGGCAGGTGTCATGGTACATTAAGACCTGACAACTATTCGCTTATGAATGTGCCTGAACAATACAAAGACCAAGCGATGAATAGAGTCTGCCACAAACCTGCTATTACTTTGGTTGGCTTGTCTGTACCACAAAACTTTTATAAGGCACTTAACTCAGGTCGTATCGCTGATGGCTTTCTTAACCGTTTTGTAGTTATAGAGTCAAAAGAACCTAGAAAAGTACAACGGCTTAAGAAATTCAAAAGTGCACCACTCAATATTGTTAATTGGGTCAATCATGTTAGACGTGGTAGATCTGAGTTTGGTATTGTTGGACAAAACAATCCAGAGATGGATCTAGAACAAGTTGTCATTCCATTTAGCAGAGAGTCTGAAAACTTATTAGATATGTTTGCTGAAGAGATTGTTAAAAGACAAAACACATTAGAGAAAGACAATCTTGAACCGCTATTATCTAGAACAAGAGAAAAGGCTATGAGGCTAGCTTTGTGTTGTGCGCTAGCAGAGAATCCAAGTACCAAACAAATATCTGCAGAGATTACAGAATGGTGTATAGATTATATGCGGTATTACGATTTGCTATTTATCGAAGCTTGTCGGGACAAGGTAGCATCTTCAGCAACTGAGTCCAAGATTAAACAAGTTTTATCTTTTGTTAGATCTAGAGGAGAAGAAGGTATTAGTAAAAGAGAAGTAGATCGTCATGAACTTTTCAGAAGCATGAAGTCATATGAAGTAAAGGAGATTATTGAAAGGCTTAAGAATGCTGGTGAAATACAAGAAATAGAATTAAAGATTGGAGGCAAAGGAAGACCAACAAAAAGATTTGT